TGTCGAGGCCGCCCGAAAGAAGGCGGAGGATGACACCCGCAAAAAGGTGGAGACGGAGTTTGCCGAAAAGGGGCGGCAGGAGCGCCAGGAGGCCCGAAAAGCGGAGATCTCCACCTGGTGCGACCAAATGGTCAAAGACGGCAAGTTGACGCCCGCATTGGTCAAATACGGCCTCCCGGAGCTGCTTTCTTTTATGGCCACGACCGATGACGCCATCGAATTCGGCGAGGAAAAGACCAAGGCCACGCCATACGACCGCCTGAAAGGCATCTTCGAGACGGAGCTACCCAGGCTCGTGAATTTTGGCGAGGTGGCCAGGCGCGGCGAGGCGATCGCAGGCGACGGCTCTGCCGGCGACAAACTCGACAAGCTCACCAAGAAAAAGATGGCCGAGGACAAGGCTCTGAGCTACAGCGACGCCTTTCGCGAGGTGCAGAAGGACAACCCCGATCTCGTGCAGGAGTATCAGCAGGAGATCTCGCAGGCGGCATAACAGGCCAGCATAGAAGTCAGAAGTCAGAAGTCAGAGATCAGGGGACGCTAGATATTGGGCTTCAGGCTCCTGCGAAGAACATCAAAGGAGGATAATCGATGACGACTGAAAATAGAATCTTGGACGTTACAGAACTGGCGGCCGAGGATCTCTCGAGCGACCAGTTTAGGTTTGTGGTGCTTTCGAGCACCGGGGTCCGGCGGCCCGACTCGGCCGACGAGATCGCCCACGGGATCCTGCAAAACGCCCCGGAAAGCGGTGACGCAGCCCAGGTGAGGATCGACGGCATCAGCAAGCTGGTGGCCAATGCGGCGCTGGCTATCGGCAAGATCGTGGGCCCTGAATACGTAGGCGCTGCCGATGCCGGCAAGGGCCAGGATGCGGGCCCGAACTGGAAGGCGGCCCGGGCCATCGTGGTAGAGGCGTCCGGGGCCGAGGATGATCTGGCCGGGGTGCGCCTGATCGGTCCGTTCCCCCAGGGGCACGGCACGCTGATCGGACAGAGCACCGTGACCACCGAGGCCACGGCAGGCGCCCACACCTACACGGCGGCCGAGCTTTTGGGCGGCTTGATCTTAAGGGATTGCGCCGGCGCCTCCCGGTCCGACCCGTCACCCACGGCGGCCCTTATTATTGCGGCTATGACCCAGGCGGGCGTGGGAAACAGCTTTGAATTCACCATCCGCAATACATCGGATGCGGCCGAGACGATCACGCTCACGGCAGGTACCGACGTGACCCTTTCGGGCACCATGACCATCGCGCAGAACAACTCCAAGCGGTTCCTGTGCGTGGTAACGGCATCCACGACGGTAACGATCTACAGCCTCGGAACAGTGGTCCACTAAGAGCTGGCAGCTCATAGCTGATAGCCGATAGCTGATAGCAACAAAAGGAGGAACGAAAAATGCCACAGCCAAATATCAAAGAAGCAATCGTCGCCGGACCGTTGGCCAACGTGTCCGTGGCGTATCGCAATCTGGAATACATCGGGGACCGGGTCTTTCCCATCGTTGATGGGGCCGATCCCAAGGCGAAGATTACCAAGTATCAGAAGGGCGCCTGGTTCCGGGACGAGGCCGGGATCCGGGCCGCGGGCACCAGGGCCAAGCGCGGCGGGTACCCGCTTACGACCATTTCCATTGCGACCGACGAGTACGCCTACGCCAAAGAGGTGACCGACGAGGACCGGCGCTTTGCGGCCTCCCAGGGCGCGCCTGCAGTAGCGCCGGAGCAAGACGCCATCGAGTTCGCCACAGACAAGATCGATCTTAAAAAGGAGCGTCGGGTGGCATCTCTTATCACCGCCGGGACCTGGGCGGACGGCAACTCCGGCGGCGTGGATGCCGAGGGACTGTGGTCGCCGGCAGGCGACACAAACACCTTCCTGGCCGATATCGATACCGGGAAGCGGGCCTTGCGCGATTCGGGCCTCAAGGCCACGGGATTGCTCATCGATTACGACACATTTCTGTCGTTGAAGCACGTGGACGACATCCTGGAAAAGATCAAATACACCCAGCGGGCCATCTTCGGAGCTGACTTGATTGCCTCCCTGCTGGAGCTGGACGAGGTGCTGGTGGGCTCTGCGGTCTATTCCAGCGCCGAGGAGACGGCTGCCGGCGACGACTTCACCGCGGCGGACATCTGGGCCGTCAATGACGGCAAGGGGATGGGCTTTTTATATCATAAGCCCAAAAAGGTCGGTCTCAAGGTGGCCTGCGCAGGACTGCAGGTGCGCATCGCCTACGAAACCGGCGGCCCCAGGCGGACATCCACGTGGCGAGAGAAGGCCGAGCACCAGGATGTCTATGAGGTGGCCGAAGAGACGCATATCGTGCAGGTGTGCGCCGATGCCGGCTATCTGTGGAAGGATACCTACGCCACGTAGGAGAGATGGAAGTCAGAGACCAGAAGCCAGAAGCCAGGAGCCAGGAGCCGTACTTCTGGCTCCTGAAACCTAACATCAGGAGGTGTGACAATGCAGATCAAATATGTCGGACCATCCCCAAGCGTGATCGTGCATCCCTATGGGGTGCACATGAAGGACAAGGTGAGGGAGTACCCGGATGACTTCGGCGAGGAGTTGCTGGCCACAAGCCACAAGCAAAACTTCGAGCAGGTAGGCGGCCAACGTTCTGGCGCGGGCAGCGGCGGTGATGAGGCGGTGGATCCGGAAAAGATGACGGTGGCCCAGCTCGCCGAAGAGCTGGGGGGCAATCCGGATGGGCTGAAAAAGGCGGAGCTGGTGGAGCAGGTCAAGGCCAAGCGTGATGACGGGAGCGACTGATGGCCTACTGCACAAAAGCCGACATCAGCGAGCAACTGGATGCAGATATTCTGATCCAGCTTACCGACGATGATGACCTTGGCACTGTGGATGATGCCCGGGTCACCCGGGCCATCGCGGACGCGGATGCGGAGATCGACAGCTATTGCGCGACAAAATTTGACGTGCCGCTTTCTCCGGTCTCCGACGTCATCCGCAAGTATTCCGTGGATATTGCCATCTATAATCTTTACGCCCGGCGCATGGCCGTGCCCGAGGACCGGCAGAAACGCTATGACAACGCCATCCGATTCCTCCGCGATGTCTCAACGGGAAAGGCCACCCTGGGCGCGGATGCTCCCACGCCGGACTCAGATGGCGGCCCGGAGGCCACGACGACAAAAAGCGATCGCATTTTTTCCACCGGAAAAGATTCGGACTCATCCACGGGGACGCTGGATAATTATTAGCTCATAGCTGATAGCTGTCAGCTGATGGCTGAGAATCATGATTTCTTTCCGCTGCAACATCGACGACGCCGAGGTCAAGACTGAGCTGAAAGGGCTGGCCGGGCGGCTGGCGAAACCCAGGCAGGCCTTGAAGGAGTGCGGCCTGGTGCTCTTGCGCTCCGTGGCGAAAAACTTTGCCTCCGGGGGGCGGCCGGTGCGCTGGAAGCCCTCGGGCAGGGCCCGCAGGCAGGGCGGCGTGACCCTTACGGACACGGCGCGGCTGAAAAAATCCATGACGATGGAGGTCACGGAAAAGCGACTCGCCGTGGGCACCAACGTGAAGTATGCCCGGATCCATCAGCTGGGCGGCCGGATCGACAAGAACGTGACGGTCCGCACCCACTGGCGGCGCATGGTGCAGGCCTTTGGCAGGCCGATCCCGCCGAGATCTCAGATGGTCGCCGCCCACAGCCGCCACGTGCGGTTCATGGTTCCGGCCCGGCCGTTTCTGATGATCCAGGATGAGGACTGGCGCATGTTCGGCCGGATCTTTGAGGATTATATTATAGCTGATAGCTGACAGCTGATAGCTCACATGAAAGATTTACTTACCGCCATACAAACCGAGCTGCAAGGGGCGCTCTCCTATGTTCGGGACGCGGATATCTACATCACGGAAGACGAGGACCTGATCCCCCAGGCAGTGAAGTTCCCGGCAGTGGCCCTAAAGGACGGCGACGTGGAGTGGGAGGTCGACGCCTCCGGCCCCACAAAAAAGCAGGCGCTTTACGTGAACGTGATCGTTTATGTGCAGATCGTCCGGCCAGAAGGCTCTGTCATGGGCGACGGCAGCCACAAGGGCGTGCTGGAGATCCACGCCGATATCAAGGCCGAGCTGGACGAAAACACCCTGGATAGCGAAGTGAGCGACGCGGAGATTGTCTCTGAAAAGGCGAGCGAGACGATTGGCGATGAGAAGGAAATGATCCAGAAAAAAGCGGCCACGTATAAGTATGAAAGGTGGAACCAATGAAAACGCCCTACAAGGGAATTGTTAGGATCGGGTGCAAGGCGACAAAGTGCGCGAAAAAATTACTCCAGCCCGTGGCTGATTGCATCAATTGCGAACACGCGCGCGTGGAAATTCTGGGCCTGGACGATGAAGTCCTGATAGAACTAAAAAAACAAGAGAACAAGGCTCCGGGTTCCAAGGTCAAAGATCCGACTTCAAAGGCCGAAACCCGAAACCCGAAACCCGGAACTCGGAACTAAGAACTCGGAACTAAGAACTCGGAACTAAGAACTCGGAACTAAGAACTCGGAACTAAAGAAGGGAGGTAGCGCATGGCTTACAACACCACACCTTTTCACGGAAAAGTGGCGAAGGTGGAGAAAAATGATGTCGCCATGAGTTTTGGCGACGGCTGGTCGATTTCTGCCAACGTGGAGATGGCCGACAAGACGCAGTGGGGCGATTCATGGAAATCCGCCGTGCCAGGCCTGGCCAGTTGGAATGGCTCCTTTAGTGGCTCGTTCGTGGCCGGAAACACGGAGCAGAAGGCCTTTGTGGACAACATTATCGCGGCCACGCCGGGCACCAAGCTCACGGACGTGAAGTTCCTTTTGGACGCGTCCACCAACGCGCTCACCGGCGATATCTATATCACCGGGTTTAACATCAATCCGAGCGTTGGCGGTGGTGTGGTCAAATGCACGTTCAACTTTCAGGGCGATGGGGCCCTGGATTTGGTCGATGACGCGTAAGAAGAGTTGCGGGTTCAGGGGTCCGAGTTCAGGGTTGCGAAAGCTCAAAGCTCAACCCCGAAACTCGGAACAAAAAACCCGGAACTAATCTTTGAAAGGAGCAACACATGCCTTCTCCAACCACTCCCATGCACGGGAAGCTGGCCGCTATCTATCGTCTCCGGCCTAACGGCTTTGAGGGCGACGGCTTAAACGATGTCACCTGGGGCACAGCATACAGCGGGGCCAGCTCTCGCTATTATGACGTGGAGATCATGACCGAGGGCACGCCGGACAAATACAAGTGGCGAAAGGACGGCGGCGCCTGGGATGATAACGGGGCGGCCGGTTACTCGATTACCGGCGCGGCGCAGACCCTGGATGACGGCCAGGCAATTACTTTCGCGGCCACCACGGGTCACACGGCCGGGGACCGGTGGTCGATCGGCAACCTAAAAGACGAGGCCTGCACCGAGTCGGGCACGGAGGCCCAGATTACGGCATCGGCCAGGCGGATATTAAACCCCAACGCCACGCCCACATTTACCGATACGGGCAGCAAAAACGTGCTGATCGTGGACCACACGCGGGGAAAGGCTATTTTTGACGGCAACGTGACCGTGGTGACCGTAGCGGGAAATAATGGCTATGTGCCCTTGTCTGCCCTCGAGGAGGTTGGTTATCTGGTAGACTGGAGTTTTCAGGCCTCACTGGAGCTGGCCGCCATACCCAAGGCGGGCGATGACTGGCAGAGCTATATCCCAGGCCAGGCAGGTGGTAGCGGCGGTGCAGGCGGGTACTTCATCGGCGGCGAGAGCTTCTTTGACGCCTTTGAGGACAATGCCGACGGTACGCAAAAGTACTTCTTTCTGGAGCTTTACAACTATGACCCGGATCAGGATCAGACGGGCGACCACTTCAACGTGTGGGTGACGTTCGACTCGTTTGCCGTCAACCCGGCCATTAACCAGGTGGTCAAAGAGGCCATCACGTTTCAATTGCACGGCATCCCGTCATTTACGGCGAATGCGTAGAACAGCGCTGCGAGTTCAAAGTTCCGAGTTCAAAACTCAGAACCCGGAACGCGAAACCCGAAACTCATTTCTTGAAAGGAGTCATGCATGGACCTTGCAAAACTGATCAAGGACAACCGGGAGGAGCTGACCGTCTGGGTGCCCTTCGGGGATTTCGACATCGAAATAATTTATACAAACCGGCGCGAGCTGGAGCGAATGCTCAATAAAAGCCGTAAGCATGGCTATGATTCCAAGACCCACCAGCCGACTGAGGAGTTGAATGACGAGCTGTTTGTAAAGCAATTGGCCGGCAAGGTCAAAGGCTGGCGGGGCCTGACCTGGGGCAAGGTGATTGCGCTTAGCGACATCAAGGCAGGAGATATCGATCCGAAATGGGAAGTGCCGTGTACCGAAGAGAGCAAGATCGCCCTCATCGACGAGCTGTACGGCCTGGTCGGTTTCATCCGGCAGGTCATGGTGGACATCGAGCAATTCCGGGAGAAAAAGATCCAGGCTGAATCAAAAAACTCCGACGCTTCGCAAGATGGGTAGCCAAGGAGGCACCAGATTGCGAAGCGTGCCGGATGATCTGGAAACAAAAAGGCGAAGAGCCGCCCTGCCCGTGTCCGCCCATGCTGACCCAGCCGCCCTTGTGGCCGTCAAATCTTCTGGCATGGGAGGTGATCTCCAATGCGGCCCCGATCCTTTTCAACGGCATGGGCGGCGTGAACCCGGATGCGATCGAATACGCGATGAATCTTTACGAACTATCACCCATCGAGCGGCGGGAGATACACAAAAAGTTTCTGGCCTACATTGCGGAGAAGCGGAAGATCGCGGAGGAGGAAAAAGAATAGTTCCGGGATCTGAGTTTCGAGTTCCGGGTTCTGAGTTTCGAGTTCCGGGTTCTGAGTTTCGGGTTCCGCGTTTCGTGTTCCGAGCCATGAACTTTGAACTCGGAACTCGGAACTCTTACCTCGCAACTATTAACTGCGAGCAAGGCGAGCCA